CCCAATCAACTATAATTATTGTTTCGTCTAATTCATTTAGAGCAATTGTACCAGTTAAAACTGCATCTGTATCTAAGCTAGTAAGATAGATTCTGCTCACTCCGCCGATATAGCTTCCTGGTAAATTTTCCATTACTGCACGCCAGCTTGTAGTGCCTATAGATCCTCTACCATATAGTTGTGCTTGATTGCCTCTAATGTATACACCATACTGCCCGTCATTTACATCTGCAGAATGTCTAGCAATATCTGTTTCGGCTCTTTCACCAAATTCACTAGTTAATCTACCAGATTTTGCGTAGTCGTCCCATCTGTTTAGCGTAGCTTGGTCTTCACCTAGATCTATAGTACCTTGTGTTTCGTCAAACATACTTGTAATAATGTTAGTTATTGCACCTAATCGTTTTACTTTAGCTGGCGTACTAATGAAAATAGGAGTAGTAAAAGTAAGTGTAGCAACATCTATTTCACTATCTACTCCTACTGGTATACTCCTATTGCTCCATTGTATGTTATCTAAATTTACTACTGTAAGACTAGTCCAGTCAATATAATTATCTGTAGTTTGTATTTCTAGACTAGGTGTAAAAAATACTAATATTTGTTCTAGTATTTGTAATTTTTGATCTGTACTACTTGCCCATATATCTGCATTTACTCTAAGTAAATAAGGCATAGGCATTAATTTTTCAACAGTATAATTTTTTCCTTGATAGTTAAGATACTGTTGATTTTCGTCATCGTATGCTCTTTCTATAAGATTTGTTTTTTTAACAAAACTAGGATCTTGGATACGATCTCTTTCTAATTCTAATCCTGTTACATAGACACTTATTCTAGGAGCACTAGGTATTTTATTTTCAGAATTTTCTCTAATAATGTTTGCAACCTGTCTTGTTAAATCACCATACATAACAGGAATCTCTGTTAATCCGCCTTTGCCGTCTTGTACAGAAAAGTTACTTAACATTCTAATTATTTGGCTTATATATCGCCTTACTTGTCCATCGTAAAAATATAGCATTAGTTGTCAGCCTTTGGTCTTAATGCTTCGGACAAACTTTGTCTTTCTGGTACAGTCTCTCCGGCAATATCTCTTGTGTTTGTGTTATTTACAAAACTGTGTCTTTGTGTTTGTCTCTCTAGGCTATTAGTTAATGTCATTCTTACATTATCTTCTACTTTCAGCCATTTAGCACCGTCATATCGGAACAGTCTATTAGGAAGAAAATCAGTTCTTAAAAAGTAATCACCTTCATAATTAACTCTAGGAAACTGTATTCCTGCACCATACGGAGCACCATTCGGCGCATCGTTTACACCAACAAGATAACCATTATAAGCACTTCTTTCTGGATTTGCTGCAACTTCGTCTACAGTGTTTGTTAAATTACTTGCATCGACTGTTGTTTGATCAGCTGTTTCTAAATCTACAGTACCGTCTTCGTTATAGGCAATAGTATAAAAATGTGTAGTATCGTATCCGCTCAATGGTGCATCTGCTTCTGCTTGTTGTACCACAGCATTATTAATTTGCATTTCTTTTTCGTAAGTAGATAATACTTCTCTTAGTGTAACATCAGAATCTTCACTAACTGGTAAGTCTAATATTTCTGCATATTCTCTACCATCGTAAATTTGCTTTAATTTTAGTCTATATAAATGTGGGTACCATGTTTGACTAAATCCTTCCGCTGCTCTATTTACATCTTCAATAACGTAAAATCTTTTTAATGCAACATCATAATCATTAAGTGCATATTCGTCTTTGAGATGCGGCAATTCGATTACATCGCCCGGCATTGGTTTACGCCCTATTGTTTTTACAATGCTACGTATATGAACAGTCATAAAAAGAGTATCATTACTTAAAAATAGTCCAAATTGACTAAGATCAAAATCTATATCTTGTACGTTATAAATTGCTCTATGTGAATACACATCTGGATCATATTTTCTATCTCTGTTTTCTAAAAAGAGCAAATCTTGAATGTTAGTTTCTTTAACAGCATCATACTGTGGTTGTGCAGCAGTTGCTTGATCAGAATCAGGATTCACAGGACCTAAGTATTTGTGTATGTTAATATCAGTTCCGCCGATAACAAACATTTCCTCGATTTGTCTGTCTAGGAATTCGTAATCTTTACCACGTTCTGGTTTATATAATGATAGTCTTGGCATATACATATTTATCGTAACGATAAATACTATTGGAGAAGTTTTATGGCAGATTTAGCAACGCAAAAACAGGAAATATTTGAATATGTAAATGCATTTCTCGGCGGAGGAATGGTAGACGTAGAATTAGATCCTGTTCATTATGAAACAGCTTTAACCAAAGCTTTAACTAGATATCGTATGCGTAGTGATTATTCTGTAGAGGAATCTTATATGTTCATGCCTACAGTTGTTGATCAAAACGAATATATCTTACCAAGCGAAGTTATGGAAGTTAGACAAATATTCCGTAGATCTATCGGATCACGATCAGGCAATGGCGGCGGCGGTACATTGTTTGAGCCATTTAACTTGGCATATACAAATACATATTTGCTATCAAGTTCTAAAATGGGAGGACTTGCAACATATGATTTCTTTAGTCAATACCAAGAACTAGTTGGTCGTATGTTTGGTAGCTTTATAGAATTTACTTGGAATACCACTAGCAAAAAATTAACCTTATTACAGCGTCCTAGAGCTGAGGAAGATTTACTATTAATGGTTTATAACTATAGACCTGATAGCGAAATATTCAACGATTACTTAGCAAAACAATGGATTAAAGATTATACACTTGCTAGTTGTAAATATATGTTAGGTGAAGCACGTAGTAAGTTTGCTACAATTGCAGGACCGCAAGGTGGGTCAACACTTAACGGTGATACTCTAAAAGCAGAAGCACAAGCTGAAATGGAAAAACTAGAAGTTGAAGTTAGTCAAGCAGTTGCTGGCGGCACAGGATACGGATTCTTAATAGGTTAAAGATCGTTATCGTGTACGTATAATTGAATTAGTGCATAGTGTAAAATTTTCATTAGATCTTTACGAGCATCATCTGCTGTACCTTTTTTACCATAACGGTTTGAATACTTGTCAACATTACCCATACAGAACCCAGTTCCGTGTCCTCTGTCAATAATTACTTCAGTTGACTGAAATTTATTTGTACTGTAATGGCCGTCGTATGTTTTATCGATATATGCCTGAAATTCTTCAATGTACTTTTTTTCGTCAAATTTGTAATCAATACTCATGTATGCTCCTGTAATTTTTTAATTATTATGCACTCAAACAAATAATTTGTCAACCTAAAAATCAGGAGTTAAGTCTCCTTGTTTCCAAACAACACCTTCTTTTTGTAAAATACGTTGACAGTTTGCACAAATAGTTTTCAAGTTACTAGGTCTTGAATTATCTAAATTTCCATCTAGATGGAATACATCAAACTGTTCGCTGTGGACACTACGGAATCCACACTTTTCGCATTTGTCTTTTTTCTTATATCCTGCTATTTGCCATCTAGGTATCCCATGTCCTGTACCTCCATGCTTTAAGCATATCTCACATTTTTTTCTATAGTAAGTTCTATTACCTTTTTTATAATTTACAGCAGCAGGTCGTTGTTTGCATATACATAATGGTCTCATACCGTATTTATCGTACCTTTAATGCCCCTTTTTTGCATGGTTTATTCATGGTTTTTAAAATAATTCTACTAAATACATTAAGATACTACCCAATAGGAGAAAGAAAAATGGCATTAACCTCACCAGGTGTAGAAGTACAAGTCATAGACGAGAGTTTTTACACTCCGGCTGCGGCAGGTACTGTACCTATGATTTTTGTGGCTACTGCAGAGAACAAGCTGAACGGAGGCGGTTCAGAACTTGCAGCAGGCACTTTAGCAGCGAACGCTGGAACACCATATCTAGTTACTTCACAAAGAGAACTAGTAGAATTATTTGGTACTCCACTGTTCTACAGCGACGGCAACGGAAATATGATTCACGCAGGTGAACTTAACGAATATGGATTACAAACTGCATATTCATTGTTAGGTGTAACAAACCGTGTATATGTTTGTCGTGCAGATTTAGACTTATCAAAACTAACAGCAAGTTCTACAGCACCAGGCGGCGAGCCAACAGACGGTGCATACTGGTTTGATGTAGAATCTACAGATTTTGGTATACAAGAATGGAACGGTTCCGCAGTTACAACAACAGGTGGACAAAGTTTTAGCACAATTACACCAATTGTACTTACACCGAGTGATGTTGATAGAACATCAGGAGAATCATTAACAGCTCCAGGAGCTCCAAAACAATCAGTGGGTCAAATAGGCGATTATTGTGTTGTAGCAATTACAACTATGAATAGAGTATACTACAAAAACAATAGTGGCGTTTGGGTAGAAATTGGCTCCGATGCTTGGAAAGCAAGCCATTACACAGTAAGAGGGTCAGTACAAAATCCATCAGTAACTCCTACAAATACACTTATCATTGACGGTAATCCTGCACTTTCTCTTAGCGGAGCAACAGCAGCAACAGCAGCACAGGACATTAACGATGCAGGTTATAGTGGTGTTACAGCAGCAGTTGTTGACAGTGCATTAGAAATTTACACTACTAATGATAGCTTAACAATAGGTGCAGGTACTGCTAATACAGAACTAGGATTAACATCAGGTACATTCTATAGTCCAAAAGTTACAATAGCAGATCATACAAGTGTACCTCTTTATAAATCTAGCGACACAAATCCTAGACCAACAGGTTCAATTTGGTTCAAAACTACAGAGCCAAACGGTGGTATTGATTTGCGTATTAAAGCGTATAATGGTGATACTCA